CAATCTCCAGATCTCAATAAACCAGTTCAAATGAATCTTCCGAGAATGTCATTTGAATTTATTGGTTTAAACTATGACTCCGGAAGAAAAATAACTCAAACTCAAACTTTTATAACCGCACCCACTTCAGATAAAACTCAGGAAAAAAAGGCATACATGCCAGTTCCTTATAATATGCAATTTGAACTTAGTATTATGACTAAGTTGAATGATGACATGCTTCAAATAGTGGAACAAATCTTACCATATTTTCAACCTTCATATAATATGACGGTCAATTTACTTGAAGAGATAGGTGAAAAAAGAGATATACCTGTGGTATTGGATAGTATCACAATGACTGATGATTATGAAGGTGATTTCAGTACTAGAAGAGCACTTATTTACACGTTAAGATTTACGGCAAAAACATATCTATTTGGACCTGTCCTATCCGCATCTTCCGATATTATCAAGAAAGTTTCTGTTGGATTTATTGCTGCTTCTTCATCTGGAGCAGATTCAAAAGCAGGATCAAGAGATCTTACTTATTCTGTAGAACCAAGAGCAATCAAGAATTATACTGGAACTGTAACTACAAGTTTAGTTAATGATATTGGATTATCGGAAACTGAAATAACAGTTGCTGATGCATCTTCAATTCAAGAAAATACTTATATTGTTATTGATAATGAAGAAATGTATGTTAATTCCAAATCAGGAAATCTCCTTACCGTAATTAGAGGATCTGATCAAACTGTTGCATCTAATCATGTTTCTGGTGCAGATGTTAAGAAGATCACTAGTGAGGATAATCAACTAATTGAAGTCGGAGATGATTTTGGATTTGATGGCGGGTTCTCATGAAGATGACAAAAAAATTTGACGACTTAAACGAAACATTTAACGTTTCTGGAGAAATAGTAGAAACAAAAGTAGAGAGTGTTGAAAAGATTGAAAAAGTCACATCCTCAATCGAGGATGTAAAAAAAGATTATGAGTATACAAGAGGTAATCTTTACTCTTTGATTGAGAAGGGTCAAGAGGCAATTAATGGTATTCTTGAGTTAGCACAAGAAAGTGAAATGCCAAGAGCATACGAAGTTGCTGGTCAACTAATTAAAAATGTAGCAGATGCAACTGATAAACTCATGGATCTTCAGAAAAAACTGAAAGATCTTGATGAAGATAAGAATGTAAAAGGTCCAACTAATGTTACTAATGCACTATTTGTTGGATCCACTGCAGAATTGGCAAAACTTCTTAAAAAGCAATCTACCGATGAAAACATTTAAGCAGTTTCAAGAAGAGTGGTCTAATAAATATAAAAAGAGTATTGATTGCTCAAATCCAAAAGGATTTTCTCAACGCGCACATTGTGCGGCAAGAAAGAAAAGAGCACAAGGTGAAGAAACTAAATCAAAACCAGTTGAATGAAGAATCAAAAGTTCTCGCACAAAACACCACATCTAAAAGGAAAACAACATCAGTTGGATCCTAACTTAGATTTAAAACAACTAGTTCATCACTCAACAGTGCAATATGTTGATCGTGATGCTGATGGTGATGTAGATGTTTATGATAATCCTAAGAAAAAAACACCTGATGAAAATCCGATTGATATTAATGTTGGTGCAGGATCTAAAAAGTTGATCGCAAAGCAGAAGGGTGAAATTAAGCATACCAGAAGAGGTATGGCATATGAAGATCTGCGTAAGTGGTTTGGAACTGGTGGTGAAGGTGGAGTAGGTGGTGGAGGATGGGATAGATATAATACAAAAGGTGAAAGAATTGGTAAATGTGCTCGTGAACCAGGAGAAGCAAAACCAAAGTGTTTATCCAAAGAAAAAGCAGCAAAAATGTCTAAAGATCAGATTGCTGCAGCAGTAAGAAGAAAAAGAGAAAAAGATCCAGTAGCAGATCGTCCAGGAAAAGGAGGAAAACCAAAAATGGTATCTAATAAAATAGAAGAGCAATCTAGCGAAGAAAGATACTGCCCAATGTGCAGAAAGAGAGAAAGGAGAATGGATTGCTCCTATGGACCTGCTATGTGGGATGCAGTAACTATTGGTGGCATCAAAGAATCCAAAAAACCAGAACCAGATCATGAGCATTCAATGGCAAGATCTGAACTCTCTACGATTGAGAAAGCAGTAAAGCGTCTTAAGTCAAAGATGAAAGGTGAAGGTAATATTGAGGCATGGGTTCAATCTAAAATTACTAAAGCAGCAGATTATATTGATTCTGCAGCAGATTACCTGGATAGCGGCGAACATAATGTTCATGGATCAATGGATGAAGCAAAAAATGATCCTTGCTGGAAGGGATATAAGCAAGAAGGTCTGAAGAAGAAAGGTAATAGAATGGTTCCTAATTGTGTTCCTGTAGAATCAGTAAGTTTTGAAATTGGTTCTGAACACAGAGGTGCTCAGAAACAAGCAAAGATTAGAAATCTTGCAAAGTCAACAACTAATCCAGGTGAAAAGGAAGCGGCAAAAAGTAAATTAAAAGGTCCATCCTTACCTTTATCAGATGAATACATAATGGAAAAAAATACTCCAACTAATCCAAAACTTTGGGCAAAGTGGAAAGCAAAGGCAAAAGCAAAGTTTGATGTTTATCCATCTGCATATGCAAATGGATGGGCTGCAAAAGGGTACAAATCCGAAGGTGGTGGTTGGAAGTCAGTATCAGAGGAAACTATTGAAGATATGAATGGAAATACTTTTGCGGAAATAATTGATTTAATTAAACCAGATCCTATTAAAAAAGTAGAAGAGTCAGTAAGAATTCCATCAAAGACGGGAAATATCATTCTTGTTACTCTGACCTGGAGAGGAAAGTATTATATGATGAAACTGTTCTTTCCACAGACAACAAAACCAAATCGTCAAGAAGTCCAGGATCAAATTTCAAAGGTTTATCCAGGATCCAAAGTTCAATCATTTTACATTTCAGATATCAAACCAGGTGAACAGTTTCTTCAAGTAGAAGATTGGCAAAAAGTTAATCGTCAAGATAAAACTGATGGATTAAGTCAAAAAGCAGTAAATGCTTATCGTAGAGAAAATCCAGGATCAAAACTTCAAACTGCAGTAACTGAGAAAAATCCTGAAGGAAAAAGAGCAGAGCGTCGTAAGTCATTCTGTCGTCGTATGAAAGGAATGAAATCTAAACTTACTTCTGCAGAAACCTCAAGAGATCCAGATTCAAGAATTAACAAAGCACTTCGTCGTTGGAACTGTAACTAAAATGAAATCCTTCAAACAATTCCTCTCAGAAAGCGTAAATATTGCAGGAGATTTCAACGGAAATCTCTATATAAATGGATCAGATTCTCAACCAGAACCTGTTGGCGAATCTTTCTTTGCTGATGTAGTTTGGGAAGGAAAGATTTATCGTATGGAAATTGAAGGAAGTGTGATGTCAAAAACTGAACTTGCTGAGGAACTTCAGAGTGAATATCCAGGAGCAATAGTTCATAACATTTATCCTTCTACAAATCAATCTTCTAGAGTCAAAAACGTACAAAGATATCAACCAGAAAGATTAACTTGGAGTGAATAAAATTCATGGCACAGTGGAATAAAAATGAGCAGGACTTTCTAAATCAAGAAAGAAGCCTCTTTGAGGTTTTTAATATTGCAGATCACTGGGGAAATCAAACTGATTGGAGACCTCAGTTTTCTGATAATAATAGATTAAAAGTTGCTCCATTCCAAACGGTATTTTTTAATACCTTCCAGTATGGTAAAGAAACAGATGTATGGGACGAAAGAGTAGTCGGAGTTGGAACTGCAACTCATAATGTTGCATCAAGTAATATTGTAATGCAAGTTGGTTCTACTCCTGGAAGTAAGGTTGTCCGCCAAACTAAGAATGTAATGAGATACATTCCCGGTAGAGGTGCAACTCTTGCATTTGCGATTCGTCTTGATACTCCACAGGTAGGTATTCGTAGAAGATTTGGATTGTTTGACGATAAAAATGGAGTATATTTTGAGGATGATGGTGGAACATATTCTTATGTAATTCGTAGTAGCACATCAGGAATTGTTACAGAAACCAGAGTAACCAGAGAAAATTGGAATGGTGAAAAGTTTGATGGTAATGGATACACAGGAGA